CGTTATTTGAGTGGACTGAACGCAACAATGCGAATCTCATTTGATAGCCGGATATTCGAGATTCTTTCGATCATCCAGCCCAAAGAGATCAACGACCAATATCTGATTATCTATAAAGAGAGGCTGGACTAATGCAGGCTCAAATCTATTTAAAAGGCATAGACGCTCTCGAAAGAGAGACGAATAAAATCATTAAGCAGGTAACCGAGGGGCAAACAAAAGTTTTACTGGATCAGGCAAAACTTGTCAGGGATCGTATTAAAGAAAAAGCCCCGTTAGGTCCAACTGGTAACCTGAAAAAGGCGGCTTATGCAGCGGTAAGCGCTGAGACAGCGACAAAGATGCCCTTTGCTTTCGCCGGTATCAGACCGAGGAAGGCGCCTCATGCGCACCTCGTTGAATACGGGCACGGCGGGCCGCACCCGGCCCCAGCTCATCCATTTGTTAGACCTGCTTGGGACGAACTTCATGAGACGGTAAGAGAGAACATTAAAAAGGGCATCAAATCATTGGTAGAGGGTAGATAATGTATATCGAACAAGCATTATTAACAGAGCTCGGGAACGCGGCGGCGCTGGTTGCTCTCGTCGGTACAAGAATTTATTATGTCCGGGCACCGCAGGATGTAACCAAACCTTATATTATCCTTACGAAAATATCATCAGTCCGCAACCACGCCCACGATGGCAGTTCACATTTAGCCGTTAGCCGCTTTCAGCTCTCTATTTTTGCCACGACTTACAAAGAGACAAAGGACATCGCCGCGCAGGTCCAGGCGGCACTGCAAGCGAAAAGCGGAAATATCGGCGACTCTCCCTATGTTGAGACCGGCTCGATCTTGTATGAAGATGAGACGGATATGTTCGAGTCTGATACAGGGCTTTACCACTGTGCAGTAGATTACATGGTAACTCATTACGATTAATGGAGATCAACCGGCGTCATGCCGGAAAATATTTCTCAAGAAATAATAACTCAGGAGGTTATTAAAATGACTGCATCAGCAGCTAAATCGAGCTTCGGCGTGACGCTAAAACGTAATGGTACGGTTATCGCCGAAATTACCAAAATCTCGGTCACGGGCAAAACATTAAGTACGCTGGATGTCACAAACCACGCGTCACCCGATGGTTACGATGAGTTCATCGGGGGTAGACTAAACGGCGGTGAGTGGAAAATCACCGGTAACTTCATCTCCAGTGATGCTCAGCAAATCGGATTACAGACCGATCTGGAGGCGAAGACTCTCCAGACATTCGTCCTGACATGGCCTACTGACATAACAGCGACCTGCACCGTCACAGCGCTGGTTACTGAGTTTACCCCGACCGGCGATTTCTCGATCGATGGCAGACAGGAATTCACCGCTACACTGAAAATCAGCGGTAAACCGGCATTGGCTATTAGCGCGACTGTTAATGTGACAGCCCTCACAATTACTACAGCTACTCTGTACCCGACTTTCGCAGCTGCGACCTATACTTACGAAGCTACTTCTACAGGGGCATCCGTAACGGTGACTGCGACCTTCGCGGCTGGTACTGCGACTGCCTCCAATGGAACCTCTACAGTAGCTCTGACCTCAGGGGCGGCCTCTGCCGCTCTTGCTCTGGGTGTTGCTGGAACGGTTACCACTATCACTATCACCGTCACAGAAACCGGTAAGGTCCCGACAGTCTATACACTGCGTATAGCTAAGACAGCCTAGTTTTAATCCACATAATTCGAATCAGAGAGGGCGGGCGGAAAACCCGCCCTCTATTTTATAAGGGGGAATATGAGCAAAATTAATCCGGCTGTATCAATCAATCTCGATAAAGAGCGAAAACTTTTGTTTGTTCTCAACGCAATGGTGTTTTTTGAAGAGGCAACGGGCAAAAGCCTATTTGACAATAAAATATCCGAGGGATTCGGTAAGAGCATGACAGCGAAGGATTTGCGGGCGTTATTGTGGGCTTGCCTTGTACACGAGGATGAAACACTGACACTCAAACAGGTGGGATCATGGATCAATAGAACAAATATGACGGAGATAGCCCAACATATCGGAGAGGCTTTTTCCAATGCCATGCCGGACGGTGAAAAAGAAACCTCCCCTTTAGCACAGAACGCCCCGACTGGTTAAAACTGTTCGCCTTCGGGGAATATAATCTTCATTTAACTGAAAAAGAAGTCCGCCATCTTACACTAGCTCAATATAACGCGATGGTAGAGTGCTACCACGACGAACAGGAGTGGCAGAACTATCGCACCGGGCTGATCTGTGCAGTGCTGGTGAATATCAATCGAGACCCCAAGAAAAGCAAGGTTTACAGTCCGCAAGATTTTATGCCCGGACGGGAACATCAAAAACACGTTGAACAAACACCGGAGGAAATGCTGCTGGTAGTAAAGAGTTGGTTATCCTTATATGAGGCTAAACGATAGGACGTTTAAATATCATAAACACCTGATCGGGATTCGCTTTAGTACCGAATCCAGGCGCCGACCCTGAAACAGCAAAGGCAGAAACCAATTCCCAGCCCTCTTGCCCTAATTGGTTCATGTCATTATCGCCAATTTCCTTACCCTGCGAATAAATACCTTTCAACCATCCCTTGTTACTCTTTCCGGTTTCAATGATTTTATATTCCCATTTCATAGATTAGGCTCCTTGAGTTAAATGATATTACAGGACTTTTAAAATGGCAAACGAGATAGCTAAATTATTTGTTACACTGGGGCTCGACGACAAGGAATTTCAGACTAATCTGAAATCCATACAGAAGGATTTGACTAACGCCGGTAAAATCATGACCGGACTGGGTGCAGGCATTACTGCGTCCTTGGTGCTGGCAACAAAAGCCGCCCTAGCTGTGCAAATAGGTATCAATCAACTTAGCCAATCATTAAAAAACGTCGGCG